GTAGAATTCGATGCTAAAAAAACGCCTTGTGAGCGTGATCCCTTGCTGCTATTGCAGCGCTTACAACAGGCCACCATATTCTCAAGGCTAATAGGATCTCCTCCATTTTTGATAGCTACGATATGGTCTACGGTCGTCGCATCTTGGCCACAATACACGCACGTATATCCGTCACGCGCTAGAACTACTAGCCTTTGCTTCTTGTATTTGTTACTGAGTCTAGGGTCGTGCTTACCTTGTACCATCTCAGTAATGACCGGTCCTACGATGGTGTGACCAAGCTTGGCACGGTGTCTTATGTCTATGAGCTATGTACTTAAGGCCTAGGTCTATTTGCTTAAATGGATCTAACTCTGTCATCTTAAGTAGTTGAGGTATCCCATATGCAGAGGACTTCGGGTTATCTGCTCGTGGATCCCATCGAGACTCTCTATTCCACAATAACTCTAAGCATCTATATTGCTTAGCATTGAGTAGCTTTATATGTGCGTATAGCTTGTAGTTTTCTTTATCTCTTTGTGTGTTAATTGCTTGAGATGCAGGCATATTGCTAAATAGCAATAGCCCGGCCAATAGCACCAAACTACGCCTGCGAGCTATCCGCGGTAGCGGCTCGCCTGCGAGTATGGAGCGTACTCCTATAGTCAAATAGGATGCAACATTGAGCGTGTTTTTCAGCGTGTCCCACAAGCTATTAACACGTGTGGATAACTTATGTGGATAAGTATTACGCATCCTTACCCCATCCCTTACCCTTAAACACAAGGCCCGGAGCGCTATATATCTGCCGCATCATTAAATTACAACAATACGGTGTTACGTGCTCTGCCATCTTTTCCGTAGTCTCATAGCGTACGTTGCAGCTTATACACTCATACTCATACGTCGGCATCTTTAACGTCCTCCATCATGACTATACCCATTACGCCGCACTTAACGCATTGGAGCGACTTAACGTACGGTGGCAGGTTATCGGTTACTACACGCTCAATATGCTCAGTAATGCGAGCGCATAGGCGGCACTTAGTTTTATACGTCGCCATAGTTAGACCTCTTTAGGTATTGCATCTCAAATAGATTAGATTTAGGTACCCAGTAATTACCCTGATTAGGATGTCTGTATTTAGGCTGCATAATCATATGCAAGGGCATCCATCCCATTACTAGGTAGACAGGGCTAAAGCCTGTAACCAATATCGCGACCATGTCCTCACGCTCGTATTGTTTATTCTGTACGATCAAATGCCCTTGAGCGTGTTTGGTCCATTTCACCTCGATATTGTTGCCTACATCGGCCTCGGTGTTATCCGGCGCTTTAGGCGTAAAACCGTAATCACCAAAATAATTCGCTACGGCTATTTCAGCCCCGGCTCCCTCGGCTTTTTGCCAAATAAACTCGTGCAGGTTTGTAAAGCGCTGCCCGTGCTGACTCGGGTCGTCCATCTGCGAGTTAAAGTAACGTACGCGATCGAGCGCAGCTTGATGAGCTGCTAATTCTTGAGATCGATCGAGTACGACTTTAGCTACGCGCGACATTGAGTACATAACCATAAAACTACCTCGCCGCTTACATCCCGGTACGAAAAGCCGCCCATCTCTGTATGCCACTCGTAGCATTGGTCGCATTGTTTAGCAGCTACTACCGTAGTCTCGCCGTTATCGTGGATCGTCGTAGCTAACCCGTTTTTTATAAAGGTTATCTCGCTCATACTTGCGGCTTCCATTTTCCGTCTGACCCGAGTACGTGCCAATACGGGTTACATTGATTAGCTCTAACTCGCTCGGTGCACTTATACGCGGCCCACGGTTTACCCGTTGCCTTAGCCGTGCCCTCAGCCCAAACCATCGTGCCATGCGAGCAACGTGGAGCCTCGGCTACTAGCTCACCGCCTAACTCTTTAGCGATCTCTAGTACTGAACTTGCCATCGTGGCCATATCCTCGATAGAGGCTTTTGTACTCCACGGATCAGAGTCTGCCGGTAGTGTCTCGACCTTTTGCATATCCTGTACCGTAGGCCGTGCGTGTTCGCTTGGTGTTAATAGGCCAATTACGCGCCCGTAAGCTGAGGTAATTGTGTCCTCTATAAACCATTTTTTCATGTTGTTTGGATAGGTCGATACGTTACCAAAAGCGTAATCGACGGCACTTGGCACCGTATCCTCATATTCGCGATACGCCTCAGCTTTAACGAGGATCGTGCCTTTAATGATGTCGATGTCCTCAATGTATGCGACTAATCTCCCGGATGGAAACTCAGATCTAAAGCGCTTAATACGAGCGTTTACGTCCTCGTAGTTATCTAAAAACCCCATTAGATTAGCTCCTTATCTTTCAGAGCTTGAGCGATAGCGCGGCCACGTACAAAGCCCTCACCGTGACCGTGCTTATAGCCAATCGAGTAACCAATTACCATAAACATAAAACCGATAAAAGCTGCAAAAGCAGCGATTAATATATCTGCACTATTCATTTACTTAGCCCTTTGTTAAGGCCGATCAAGCTACCGAGTAGCCCTCTCAGCGTTTGTAGTATCAGTATGAGGGCAAAATGTCAGAATACAAAGCGTATAGACGTTTGGCGTGTCGCTACTTGGCTAAGCGGTCCTCGAGGAGGATCTCGTAAATTTTGTCTACGCGCTGCTCGATACGTTCCACGCGCCCGGCAAGGTTATGGCCGCCGTTACCGTCCGGCTTTAACTCGGCTAAATAATACTTAACCATGTGACGGACGAGCCCAGCCCATAGCCCCAAAATGGTAAAGCTCCCGAGTGCTATACCTACTACGAGCTGAGCTCTTTCCATTACTTAGACCCTACGCCTAGTTGCTTCTCGCTAGGTTGCAGCGCCTTAAGTAGTGGCCCGATTAGCCCTGCGATAAACGCATTAGCCAATACTTTGTAGTCTGTAATACCGCTCATATATAGCGCGGCTACGGATGCCAAGGATGCACGGCCGTAGGACTTAGCTGCGGCTATTGCTTGCTCTTTCATTACTTGCTCCTAAACGCCCTTTAGGGTTTGTATTACTCTAAACCTAAACTAGCGATTAATGCTTTAGCCTTGCTCGCTGATACCTCTACCTCAAAATGCATATCGTCAGGACGGCTCTTAAAGTCGCCGCCCCACTTAAGCCCGTATTTTTTAGCTAGAGCTCTTAGCATTGGGATCTTTTCAGCCGGGAAAGTACCGGCCTTGCCGAGCGGATGCTTTGTCGCATTAAGGTCGATAGCCGTGCCGGATGAGTGACACGATAAGCGATCAGTAGATCCTCGCACCATCCTAAAAGCGTAGCCCCAATCGTCTAAGGTACCGGCATCGATCGGCTCGATTAGCTCGTGAAACTCCGCAGCAAAGGCGGCCAAAAGAGGCCCAACACTTTCGGCACACCTAAGCCGCAGAGCCGTACCGTTCACGGGGTACGACTTTATACCGATCTCTTTAGGATCCTTAGAGGCCGGATATCCGTTATAGCTTGTAAGACTCATCCCAGTAATGCGGCAATTTCGTCCGGCGTTAGTCCTAGCTTTGCGATAACGCTATCGCGTAGAGCAGCCTTTTCAGCTGCCGCGCGCTCATCCTCGGCTTTTTGCTCGAGAAATGTTGCCGCCTCTGCCTCGCGCTGCTCTATCTCAAGATCGGTTAGCTCGATCTCGATAGTTTGGCCCGTGCTGCAATCATGCTCGAGTCGTGTTGGTCGTGTCATTTTTCCCCCTATGAGTTTTTAATACCGTAAAGCGTTGCCGTCGAATATTGTACAAAAGAGCCCCCGCTAGCGGGTGTAAGTTTTACGCTAGTTATCGCAGATGTATTTGACCACAAACCAGCAACGAGCATTGTAAATGCTTTTGTGGCGTTTTGCTCATTAACTAAATCGGCAGAAAATGATTTATTATTACTACCGGCATAATTTGGTATATATAATTCACAATTAGAAAATGTATTTGATGTAGATAACGAGGCATTACTTATGCCACCATAAAGTACATTAGCGACACCAGCATCGTTTAACGAAACCGCCGTAGATCCGTTGCCATAAACATTACGATAAGAATAAGCCGTACCGCCTGAGCCGTTAAACTCTAATCTTAAAAATTCCTCAGTATCACTTAAGTTAGTTCTTGCGGTTACTTTTACACACAAATCGGTATAAGTGCTTGGTATAGACGTTAAATTTATGTTAGAAGCTCCGCCGGATCCTACGGTAACGGATGATATTTTAGTAAATGTATTAGGCATTATGCCGCCTTAATTCCGTAGAGAGTAAAGGTAGAACCTGTAGAAATATTTTGAGTTTCACCCGTAAGCACTAAAGAACTAATTACGGATGTGCTTCTATATAATCCAATTCCTGACATAGTAGATCTGCTTGCCTGCCCTGATCTAAAAACAGTAGTCTTAAAAGTTGTAGAGTTAGAGTAATTCATTACATTAATTAAAGCTGTGTTATCAAATGCACTGGAGGTTCCTACTCCGCTTCCGGCAATTCTAAAAAAAGTAGCATTAGATGTTCTAGATGAACTAGCAGTAGAACCGTCACCTATCAAATTAGTAACGCTATAATCGCTTCCAGTATTGCCATTGAATTGGATATAAACTCCAGCGGTAGCGTTTAGAGATGTTGCAAAATTGCACACTAATACTAAATCTGTATATGTGTTTGGGATGCTGCTAAATGTGACAGATGAAGCACCACTACCTAAAGTCTGAGTAGCGATTGGCTCGTATGTTGATGGCATGACTACCCCTTAATTCCGTATAGGGCGAATTGGCTGTACTCAGGAATAGTGCCAAGATTGCTTAGCGACAGAGTAATAGATGTAATAGCAGCTGTGTTGCGCCATGAGCCAGAAGTCAGATCAATGCTGCCGCCGCCATTTGTATCTATTCCGTTTAGGTGGCGAGTTGTCTTAAACTTGTTCGTGTTAGCGTAATCTAAGATATCTATAATTCCAGCTGCATAAGTGTTTGATGCTGAGGAGAGTCCTAAAATCATATAAACATTTTCAGCGTTCGTAACAAATTCTGTCGCAACAGAGGATCCATTACCTCTTAAATCGTGATGAGAGTAGTTAGTGCCTGAGTCTCCATTAAAACGACCAATTATCCAAGAGGTTGCCGTCGGTCTAAAGATGCCTCTAATTTGTAGATGCTGATAAGTGCCAGGGATGCTACTAAAACTAACACTAGATGCACCGCCTGACCCTACGTTTACGGTAGCGATAGAGTCGTAGTCACCCGCTGCACCACGCATCGAGGATGCGTAAATACCTAAAATTGAGCTCATTAGCTAAGATCACCGATTACCGTAAACGCGTTGCTCGCCGTGCAGATAATTGTACAAGCTGAGTAACGCGCTCTAAGAATTGGAGCCGCCGCCGTTGCACCTGTTGAGGTAATAGTGACACCTGCTCCAGCTGCAAAAGATGTAAGGCCTACGCCGATACTTTGTACGTTGATCTGCTCACCGGCTGCAAAAACACTAGGCGGAATAGTTACGGTAACGGCTGAGGCGTTAGATGTAGTAACTAATTTATTAGATGCATCCGCAGCTACTAACGTATATGTCGTACCTGTTTGTGCATTAAATGTAAGTGTGTTAGCCGCTTTAGCATCAAAGCCGATCGTTACTGATCCGGATGTACCGCCTCCGGTAATAGGGCTAGTTACGTTTACCGCGGTGATATCTCCGGCTGCATCTGTGACCCACGTAAAGTCCATGTCTGTATTAGATGCTTTGCTAAGTACCTGTCCCGTAGTGCCGCCTTTGAGATCGACTAAAGAGGCATCGATGGAGTCGCCTAGGGCCTCGATAGCCGTAGCTCCATCTTTTACTAAGTCGGTCGATGTAGGTACCGGCCAATTAAAATTCGGCGTTACTGTTGCCATTATGTCAAACCTCCA